TCTTAATATTATCAATTGAATTTTTATTGTTGGATGGGCCTGTTGCGGAAGGCGAAAATGTATATGTTATTTTGCTATTACAAATGTATTTTCCTTTTGGAATAAAAATAGATTTTGCTCCACTATTGATCGCAGCTTGAATTGCAGCAGTATCATTCGTAACTCCATCACCAACTGCTCCAAAGTCTTTCACATTCACCACATCAGCAAACCTATTTGCCAACGAGCGAGCGGTTGTGCTACCAGTAGTCTTAACAAGACCATTGATATTCCCGCTTGCATCTACACTAATCACATCCTGCGTAGTTGCGCCTGCATTGCCCCGTGCCAGCTTAATCGTGCCGTCTGGTGACGATGGCACTGCCAGAGTAAAGTTCTGAGTTGCTGTCGGTGATTGTCCAACTTGGACTGCGTTTGCTTTGATTAGACTCATACGATTGTATATGTGCTTCCTGATGGCACTGTTAAAGTGACTCCGGGGTTTACTGTGATTGGGCCTGCTGACATTGCGTTGCGTCCAGTTGTGATCGTGTAGTCAGTTACCATTACTGAATCATTCTCGTAGAATACTCCGAAGGTATTTCCACCTACTGGAGCTTTGCCGCCCGTTGAGCCTCCAGACGCCTCAACTGCGATACGAGCGTAGTAAGCTGCACGATCTGCAATCGCATTCATTGCTGCCTCACTTGGGCCGCATGGATTGCATTTTGAACTTCTGGAATTTCCGCAACTCATAATATATTTATCGTTAACGATAGTTTGGGTTTAGTCAAGTGTTATTATCCTAATGCACTTGTGATCTGTTGACCAGTTACGGCTACAGTCGATGCGTTAGCAAGTCGTTCACCGATTGATCCAGATGTTGTCATCGTGCTTGTAAGTGTATCAAAGATAGCTGATGCAGTTAAAACTGCCGTGCCTGTGGTGGCATCTACGGGGACTCCGAGCGCGACCGAGCCTGCGTCTGGAACGGCGAGAGTGCCTGTCAGATTTCCGCTCGCGTAGACCGTGCCGCTGCGGACATCGGCAACTGCTGCTTGGCCGAGGCTGTTGTCGGCGGTGAACATATCCACATATGTGCCTGTGCCGTTAAGTGCGTAGCGGGTTTTTGCAATGGAAGGCGTGGGATCGATTAAGAATTTGATGGCGTAGACGGCGGCTGTGCCGTTTGCACTTCCGATGAGCGAGCCGCTCACCTTGACGTTGGCGGATGTGCTGGCTGATGCTAATCCATTTCCCGAGTTGGTGGCGATTATGTCGCCTGTCGATACAATAGTTCCTGTGCTGGCATTGTTGAGTCCTGTGGCGGTTGTGCCGCTCCCGCCTGTTAGCGTGGTGGAGGTAGCGGTGACCGTGCCTGTGCTGGCGTTGTTGAGTCCAAATGCGTTGGTGCTGCTCCCGCCTGTAACCGTGCTGGAGGTGATGGTGATTGTGCCTGTGCTGGAATTTGAAATTCCGGCACTACTTGAGCCATTAACTGTACAACCAGTGAGCGTAATTGTTCCTCCCGACGCGTTAAGAATAGCATTACTGGTCGAAGATGCTCCGCCACCACCAACAAGCGCAGATGAATTAACTGATATTGATCCAGTAGAGGAGTTTAAAACTGCACTTGCGTTATTCGACACACCGCCAGCAAGAGAAGAAGACGCAATTGTTATTGAACCACTGCTGTTATTATTAAGGACGTAAGTTCGTTCAAAACCTCCACCCGTGAGCGTACTGGCATTCGTAAATGCAATCGTGCCTGTGGTCGAAGTCGATTCGATTGCAATCGCTCCGTTTGCCGCCGTTGTCCCTGCAACCCTGCCGCCGATAGCGACAATGCCGTCGAGCGTCAACGTGCCGCTTGATGAAAATGCGATTGCGCGAGTGGAGAGAGTAAATGCCGATCCTGTAGCGTGGCATCCTGCGAGCGTCGAGCTTGCGGCGGCTGAGACCGTCAAGCAGTTCGCAGAGCCTGCCTGTATGTATGCACCGGTGATGTTGTAATTTGCCGCGAGCGTGAAGCTCCCGCCTGTGGCGATGGTCAGCGGCGTGTTCACATAATTTAGCAACGCACCCATTCTGCGAGCGGTTCCGGTGGTCGCAGTTCCTGCGTTGACTGCTTGGAAAATCTGCCCGACTGCCGAGGTGATCGCAACTGCCGTTCCAGCATTTGTGCCAGGTGCAATGCAGTTTGCCGTCAATGCAAAGTTGGTCGTGCCGAGAGATACGATCATGTAAATTTGGCCTGGAATAAACGAGCCGCTAGTGTCCACGGTGCTGCCCGTCAAGTCGATGGACTGATCAAGTGCGACCGTGAACCCGTTTGCGTAGACCGTGTCGTTGAGCGATGGCACTACGCCACCGCTCCACGTTCCTGTGGCGCTCCAGTTTCCAGAGGCTTGAGCTTTGATGACGGCCATATTTTAAAGCCCTTCCGCGTAAATGAATTTTTGAATTGCGGCGGATACTTCATCGACCGCGACGATTGCTGGTTGAGAAGCGGATGCAAGCGAACCGAAAAGAATCGTGCGATTGTTTTCTTGCGACTGCTCCACTTGGTCGCCTTCAAATCGTGTCGGCGTGAGCGTCAATACAACGCTCGCGTCCTGCTGGTCTGGCGAGTTGTAGCGGCTCGCTGTTGCGAGTGTCATTGTATAAAGATCGTAGGTCTTGCCGTCGATGACGATTGGATTGGTTGGTTTCATATTATGTGTAAATGAGTGAATATCTGTTAGTCCAAGCTCCAGTTGCTGTCAATGTATTTAATATTAATCCAGCATTATTTGTTTCGCTTCGTTCAATTGTCCATGCTGCGGTGCTTTCAGATGTTCCAGTTGGCGCGCGTCCAATGTAAATATATGGAGTTGGACTTGTTACAGAGTCACTTCTTGTTGTAAATGTTGGGCCAGTTGCTCCAGTTGCTCCGTCAAGGCCAGAAACTCCAGTAGCCCCTGTTGCGCCTAATCCTGTAGCTCCTGCTGGGCCAGTTAGTCCAGTTGCCCCGCGAGGGCCAACCATACCAGTAGCTCCATCTGGGCCTATCAATCCTTGTTGACCAGTAGCTCCAGTTAGTCCCGTAGCACCTAATCCAGTAGAACCTTGTAATCCAGTAGAACCTTGCAATCCTGTAAGACCCGTAGCTCCCGTAGCTCCGCGCAATCCAGTAGCACCAGTGGTTCCGTTAATACCAGATAACCCTGTAGCACCAGTGGCTCCCTCGCCCGTTGCGCCAGTAGCTCCTGTTGGCCCTCCTGATGGGCCAGTAGACCCTGTAAGCCCAGTTGCGCCTGTGGCTCCTAATCCCGTAGCCCCAGTAGCTCCGCTTGCTCCAATGGATTCTTGAGCAATACACGCAGATTGAGCGGCGGCTTGGGCGAAATCTCTTGCTGCTCTTGCGTAGCCTGCAACTATAATAGTCTCATTGCAATTACTCATAATTTTATCGTTAACGATAGTTTCATTTCGGTCAAGTATTATTTAAATCGTTATCAGAATTTTGACCAACATTCAATTCAACTCTAATTATTTCTTCCTCGCACTCTTCGTGGGTTCCAACAAATAATGTTGTTGGAGTCGCAATGGACTCGTCTGTTTTTTCGTAGAAAATAATTGTTTTATCTTCATATGCCAATTTCCATTTGCCTATAGAATCGTCGTATGACCAGCCATTTGCGCTCGGAGTAATTATCATGGGACTGTTACAGAGAGGGTTGAGTTTGTTGAATTATAAGTTGCCGTTGTTCCAGCAGGCACTCCTGTTAAAGTTCCTACGCCCCAAGTGCCTGATGTTGAACCTTGAAAGAAGCGAAATGTTGTAACACCAGACGGAGGTGAAACATTGAACGAAACAGCAATGAATGAGCCAGCCGAGTTAAATGTTGCGGTCGCGGTTGATGCTCCAGTTGTTTTGAACGCTCGCAACAATCCCGTAATAATTGTTTGACCTGTGTAGGTTAATGTTCCAGACAGAATAAGGGTTCCGTTGCCCGATTTGGTCAAGTTTCCGCCCCCTGCAATATTGCCCGTAATAGTTATCGTGTTTGCTCCAATGGTGCGAATCTGAATTGCAGTAGTTAATTGAAAATCATTAGGTAAGGTCACATTCGCCGATGTGTCGATGCGTCCTGCGGCGTTCGAGAGAGTAAAAAGTCCCGTTCCGAAAGCATTATTTGAGCTATATTCTATCAGTCCAGCTAACCCAGATGAAACAAACGATGTTCCTCCCGAGTAAGTATTATTTCCGCCTATTGTTAAAACTGCCGTTCCAGTTTTTCTTAATGTTCCCGCTCCGCTAATAACTCCGTTTAAGGTAGATGCGCCTGTAACGGCAAGCGTTCCAGTGTTAATTTGCGTTGGCCCTGTATAATTGCAAGTGCCAGATAGAGTTAATTGACCAGCCCCGTTCTTAATTAGCCCTCTTGTGCCTGTCAATGCGGTGGAGATAGTCGTGCTTAAATAGCACATGAGTTGCCGAAATGATGTTGTTGCAGATGCAATTGCAGTTACATTGCTGGTTCCTACTTTTGCCGCACTGGAGCTTGTTAAAATCATCCGACTATTACGTAAAGTGTATTAACATTTGGAGTTACAATTAGACTATACCCAGCCGAAGTAATTTGAACCATATTAGTCAACTGTGTTGCACCTGTTAGCCCAGTTATATCTGAAAGAACGATATTTGCTGGAGTCGATCCTGTCGCACCTGTCGCTCCGGCATCACCTTGAATCCCCGTTGAACCAGTTGCGCCTTGAGTTCCAATACCAGTAGCACCAGTCGCTCCAGTCGAACCATCTAAACCGATATAACCACTTGCTCCTGTAGCTCCTTGAACTCCTGTTGCTCCGTTAATGCCAGTCGCGCCAGTCGCGCCAATACCAGTTGCGCCTGTAGCTCCAACGCCTGTGGCTCCTATTACGCCAGTTGCTCCTATTACGCCAGTCGCGCCTGTAGCTCCCAACCCTGTTGCTCCTGTGGTTCCAATTACTCCAGTCGCTCCTTGTGGGCCAACCACGCCAGTCGCCCCAGTAGTCCCCGCTCCCGTGGCCCCAGTAGCTCCGATTGGCCCTGTCGCGCCCGTTGGCCCTGTCGCGCCTATTCTTGCGTTCTGTAATGCACAATACGCTCGTTGAGCAGCTTCAGCACTTTGCCTTGCTGCCCGTGCATAAGAGGCTGCGAGTACCGTTGAACCGCTACATGGATCAGAACAAGAGTCACCCATTATCGTTTACGATAGATTTTCCACTAATAAATAGGGAATTGTCTTTTGGTTGTATCTAGTCATTTCTGAATAGACGAGATTGATGAATCCGTCCCACTGCGGCGGGTAGATCGTTTGGCAGCCCAGCGACGATGTGCTGTTGTATCCTCCCCGATGGATGTTAATAGCGATTCCCATATCATCCCCAATACCGTCTCGCGTGACTGGCAACTCTTCTTTTGGGTTAGAAGGTCGAAGCGCAGGGTAGCCGCCTCCGGGTTTACTAATGCCATGATTCCCTTTACGATACCGATGAATGCCCGTCTTGAGAACCGCGATACCTTTCTTATATACCGTTGGATCAGTGTTTGCATTGAAAGTAGCATGAACAGAAGGAGATAAAAGTATAATCGCATCATCGTAGATACCTCGGTCGTTCTTTCCTTTAACTCCCATAGTATCCATGTAGTACCCACGAATGCCGACCAAAGCAACACGATCAACGATTCCCGATTTGATTACCATCGAGAGCGTCTTCTCCTTTGCTTGTTGCGGTCTGGAGTTTGGAACCATTAGCCTTTACGGATGACGTTGATTAATCCAACAAGTCCTAGTCCTGCGACGATGATAGACTCTTGGAGTTCTGGTTCGATCTTTACCCCAACTGCCGTAGCAATCAGAATAATACCGCGCCATGTTGAGTTCTCGCTAAGTTTTTCGAGTAGTGTATTTAGTAGGTTTTTCATTTTTTAAGTCCTTTGATTTCTGGGAGTTCGTAACAGAATGTACCGTAGTCCGTTTTGAAACATACACTAGGATTTTTAAATCCTGCACACCCCGTTAAGAATGCCATTCCCAAAAAGATAAATGATATTACTATCATTGCTAATACTATTTGTTTTGCGTTCATTTTTTGATTATTTGTTTTGTCATGTAGATGCAAGTTAGGATACCAGCAATGATTGATATCACTCCACCACCAATTCTAATTGACGCTTCTATTTCTGGTAACATACTTACTATAAATCCTGTGGTCGATATGACCGTTCCAAATATTCCATGAGTTGTTGTATTATCGTTCATACGATTAGTTCAGATTGTTTGGAATTACTGCATTGAATCGCGTAGAAGTTACAACCCCGTTTGTATAGATGATATTAGCATATGCAAACAAATATTTGCTGTTATCTGCAACTGGAGTTTGACCAACCCAAGTTCTGCCATCGTTAGTTGTTGATACGCTTACCCACACCCTATCGACATTAAATGGTTGAACTTCCGCTTTCCAAAATTCAACTGAAGATATGGTAAGCGTGGTATCTGGTTGGACATTTAATTGCGGAACTCCACCAACTTTTGAAATCCAAGATGCGGGACGCTTCGGCCAAGTCGTTGCTGTTCCTAAAACATATTTATCTAGCCATAATTTTTCGTTTGGGACATTAAGCGAAACATTGTGATTCTTATTCGCGTCATGCGAGAAGTCCCACGGAACATTTGCTGGAACATTTGCAAAGGTATCGTCAACTCTGTCGTGACCTCCATGATGATCTGCGGAGCCGTTAATTAACAGAATTGGGGCTATGACGCCCTTTGCTTCTATAGATGGATCAATCGCGTTAAGATAGATTTTTTCTCCAGACAACCATGCTGGATATGTGGTTGCAGGCAGTTTGTATTTCCACAAGAGTTTATCGCGGTAATATGTATTCCAGCCATTGCCAAACCAACTCACTACGGCTTTTAGTCGTGTGTCTTGCGCCATGCTCCACGCGATTGTTCCTCCATAGCTATGCCCACGCATTCCAATTTTTGCTGTATTGATCTCTGGTTGCGTTACCATGTATTCAAATGCTCGCCTCATAATGGCACACCAGAGGTATTCAGAGGTCTGCCGAGCATCGCTTATCTGGCTTCCATCCTGCAAAGTCGTGTTAATCGTATATCCGCCTTGTGCCGAGCGGTGGATTCCGTATGCAAGTTGAGGAACTGGATATTCAGTTACTGGTAGTGCATCTGGCCTAGCTCCAGCATAATCGAACCCAAAAGTCGCCCAGCCTGCCGCATTGTAATCTGGATACTCTGATGGATACCCCGTCCAGCCTTGCGCGATGAATAGACATGGGAATCCTCCCGCTGGTGGAGTTGATGTTGGAACGCAATAAAGGCAATAGACTCGGAAGGTAAGACTATTAAAAGTAATGTCGATATACAACTTCCTTTTACGAACCCCACCAGATGTTACATCCTCGATTACCTGCGGATTGAAAGGCCCGTTTCCAACGGCAGTAGCGTCAAACTGCGCGAATGCGAATCCTTGTCTCCAAAGTGAAGATCCGTTAGCGGTAAGTTGGTTGCTGTTAGTCCTGACCCATTGTCCATCTTTGCGATAGGCATACGCTCCGCTAATGGTAGTTGTATTCGGAACAGTCAATCCATTGCCATCTGGGCAATAGATCAGTTCCCCATTGGTCGCAGAGATAGGAAGCCTATCAGTCCCGTATTGATCTATGAGACTTGTGACTGGGGATAATTCTGAACTACCTAATTTGATTGGCATGACTAGAGTAGTTCTAATTCAGCTTCCTCTTTTGATTCAAACCATTTCCACCCGTCCTTCGGATATGTCTCTTGGTCTTTGTTCTCGCGGGACAATGTGAAATCGGGGTGATATACAAAGTTTGCCGCAAACAATAGTTCCTCTCCATCTAACTTGTAGAATCCAGATGTGTCTTCCATAAAATTAAACAGTTACAGTCCAGCCTTTAGCTGTAGCGATTGCGGGATTGTGAGTTGCGGTTCCAAAGTTGCCTGTTACAGTGATTGTCTTTCCAGTTCCAGTTGCAGAGAGCGCGGTGTAGATCGCATTAAGTTCTGTCCCAGAAAGCATACAATTTGCAAAGCTAGTGCTTGCATTGATACCAGTAAAGCCAGCGGATTTAAGTGAGTTACAACCAGAGCAAAGTGATGTTGCGGTTGCTCCAGATGGGATGTTTACAGTTCCAATAGATGGCAACGCATAGCAGTTCTCAAACATAGCGTTTACGCTAGTAGCGGCTGGAATAGAAAGCGTTGTGATATTCGTCTTCCGTAAATTCAAGCATTCTCTAACCAAATTTGTTCCGGTCACAAGATTAGTTAAAGTCCAGTTTCCGATTGCTAGTTCTGAAAGAGCATTACAAGCATTGAAAGCATTGTTCAGAGTGGTTACATTCACCATGTTCCATGAAGATACATCAATTCTCGCTAGACTCACACAATCAAAAGCAAAGAATGCAAAGCTAGTGCAAGCTCCAGTATTCCATCCAGCACATCGAACTTCCAAAAGTGCTTTGCATGACCTAAACATATTCCCCATGTTTGTTACTGCCGCCGTGTTCCATGTTGAGCCATCCATAACCTGAATTGATTGGCAACTAAAGAACATTGAATCAAAGCTGGTTATTGCTGTCGTGATCCATTGAGCAGAATTGATTTCGCGGAGTGCTGTGCAGTTGTAGAACATTGATGCGGCACTTGTTATGTTTCCCCATGAAGCAATATTTACCCTTTCAAGGAAAGCGTGTCGGACGGGTGCGCCTCCGATGAACAACCTTTGACCAGTCAAAAGGTTTGGGAGATTAATGTTCATATCTAGCCAACCCGTGCTGTAAGATTGCAGCCCGCTAGTTGCTGTATATTTTTCGGCTAAAAATACCTGCGTAAAGCTGCTGCCAACTGGTGGAGTTATGGTTACAATAGCCTGCCTGTATCCTCCAGAAGTGATCGTTGCCGCCGAGACATTGTTCCAATCGTAATTGTGATTTATGATCGCATTGCTTGCGGCAGATTCTACAACTCCATCACCCCAATCAATCGTGTAGTTAGCTCCGCTTAATGTAGAAGCCCTTACTGTGGCGAAGTTGGTCGTATTATTAAATACTGCATGAAGACCTTTTACAGTCCCAGATGCGGCAGATGGCAATGTCAACCAATCCGTAGGGCGCGTCCAAGTGGATGCATCACTTTGGAATAGCGGAGTCGTTCCCTGATACGCTTTAATGTAGGTAGCCATTATGTTTTAATGAAGTAAATGGTATTGGGGTCTTTTGGCGAAATCGCATCGTATTCAGCTTGAGTCAATGCACGAAGAACATTTACTGGAGTTACATCAGTAAGATTGTTCTGAACCACATTAGCAGGTATTGTTCCTGTCGCACCTGTTGCGCCTGCAATTCCAGTTGCTCCAGCAACGCCAGTTGCGCCTTGAGGCCCAAGCTGGTTATACATCACTTGCATTACTGTGATGATTACTGATGGGATATTGGGTGCTGGTGCAACTGCCGTGTTGTGGTCGATGCTGATATTGGTATTATCAGTTGACCACATTATTTGGAAGTAATCTCCAGCAGAGAAGTTATCCATGAAGTCCCAAGCAGGAACTACATAAGGATTGTTTGTTGGGACTGAAATTCTAGTAGCAGATTCTGGAATATCAACCCCGTTTTTGCGGAACCAGATTTGCACTGTGTTACCAGAACCTCCACCACCATTATTATGAAATTGTGCAGAGAACTGAATGTCGTATGTTCCCGTCGAAGTAAAAGTAATTTGTGATCCACTAACCACAGAGATTCCATTCTGCCCAACAATATTATTAACAGTCATTGCATATGCAGTATTAATGGCAACGGCAGTTTGATCTACATTGCTAAAATATGATCCGTAAAAACCAGATGCACCACCAGCACCAGCAGGGCCAGTTGAACCAGTTGCGCCAATACCAGTAGCACCTGTTGCGCCAGTCGAACCGTCATTTCCAGCAACACCCGTAGCCCCTGTCGCGCCAGTGGCTCCAATCCCTGTAGCACCCGTGCTACCAGATGCTCCAGTTGCTCCAGTTGGGCCTCCAGATGGGCCTGTGGCTCCTGTAGAGCCGATAGACCCTGAGCCAACGAAGTCTAGTTTACCAGTGAAGGGATTGAATGTAAGGGCCATATTTTATGGGTAGGCTACAGTTACACCAGTCAGATTCGCGTCATTAGTTGTCGGAGGCTGAACGGCGTAAGTGAGGGTTAGTGTTGCTACAACATCTCCAGCGTTAAGATACTGGACTGTTGCAATATTATTTGTAGAACCGTAGTAAGTAATGTCAATTTGATCGTAGGCAGGAATATCAAATCCTGCGATCTGTTTTATAGACTCGTAGATATTAAAGTTCTGCTGATCTGGAGTTAAATCAACAAAGCAGGGTTGTGATAGTGCTGGAGTAGCCATAGGATTGTTATCGTTAACGATAATTAGGTAACAATAAGCGCAGCAGCAACAGCTTCGTTAAGAACAAAAAGTTGTTGGTCTTCTGTCTTTTGAACAAAACAATTTTCACTTACAGGCGTAAGTCCACCGATTGTAGCAAAGGCCAGATAAAATTGATAAAGCCTAGAGGCATCGCTGGCTGCATCAAAGCAACCGAAAGAAATTGGAGTAATGCCAGCCGCCGCCGAAACCGTAATCAGAAGTGGATAGAATTTATTGTGGTAAGGTAAAGATGTAAAGCAAGCCATAGTTTTAGAAAAGGTTATGGGCAGGGAGGGTTAAAGACCTCCCCACCCAATAATGGGGAATGGGTTAGTAGTAGATACCAACAACGTAGGCGTTCACATAAAGTGCGCCAACACGTCCAGCGGTATCTGCACCAGAAGCAACGTCAGCACCAGCGTTTGCGTAGGTGAACTCAGTTGCGCTAGTAACGATGATTTCAGCTTGAACGTCATTGAACGTAGTATCGGTCATGCTGGCAATCGTGATGACATCGCCCGTGGAGAACCCATGAGCAGCGGCAGTAACGATTGTAGCAACGCCCGAAGTACGGGAACGAGTTGCGGTAGCTTGACCAGCACCCACCGTGCTTTTCAGCAAGCGGAGTTTGCTAGTGCCAGTGATAACGTAAGGGTTAGCGGCAATCGCAAGAGGATTGTAGCGGCCTTGGTTATCAAGAGCGTCTGTGATGGTCAGCGAGGCTGTGATGTTTTCGCCAGTGGTTCCGTTGTCAACGATCACAATTGGATCGGTGGCAGTGGTTCCGCGAGCGTAGGCAGTCTCTAGAACGATGCTAGTTGGAAAGAACTTTGTGTCTTGGTCGTTGAGAACCAAGAGATCAGCGTCTCCAGCAGCGAGGAGGTTAACGGCAACCGGGCCAAACAAGTTAACGCGGTCGTATGCGAGTGGTCGTGAATTAGACATATTATATTTTATTTAAGGTTATGGGGAGAGGCTTGAATAAGCCCCTCCCCTATTTAACTTAGGAAGGCACAACGATGTCACCTACACCAGCGCAGCTATAGCAATCCTGATTGTTCTCAGGAACGATATAGGTCTGCACTTCGCAGCAGGAACCGTAGAGGTTCTTGCTCTGTGGAAGGCGATGCAAGAAGGTGTGCATGATGGTTGGGTCTTTGACCTGTGCGGCAAGACGGAACTGGGCTTGATAGAAGCCCGATTTACGCCAGCGGTTGCACTCCCAATCTGGATTCTTCCATTCCCAATCACCAGCGTAGTTCTGGGTCATTTGTTGGGCTTGGCCGTAACCAGACGAAGAAGGCATCGTCCACTTGCACATAGCTTTGTTAACCATAGCAACCGAGATGCCGAAGTCGGCAGTGCGGTAAGCGCGATTAGGAACATAAGCGCAACCCTGCTCAAGGACAACTTTCACATAACGAGGTACGCGAACGAGTTTAGCCCATGTTGCAGGATCAGCTTCGTTGAAAGCTGGGAGTGAAGCGTTGAATGCCGTGTCAGCGTTGAAACGAGCGGCGTTGA